GACTTCTTATGACACTTGGATTGTCATTGACTCTCCTTAGTCCAGTTCAGGCAGCACAAGTCATAAAGAAACAACCAACTGTAGCGCCATATTCACTGGCAGCAATGGGTTGTATGATACTTCTGGAGTGTACTGAGGGTGTAGAGCAACTCACAGTAGAGTCGGAGATATTCAAATCTTCAGACTTTGATTTATTCAGAGATGAAATCAAAGCAATCCTTGTTGGTCTAGACGCTAGTAAGGTGCCTGTGTATCTCGCACCAAGAAGATACTGGACACCAGGAACCATTGGTCTCTACAAACCTGACCTCAATCGTCTTTATATTAATGAATATCTTTTGAGAGACCCCAGAGAATTTTTAGGCACGCTTCGTCACGAAGGATGGCACGCTGTCCAAGATTGTATGGCAGGTGGTATCAGCACACCATTCATGGCACAGGTCCATCAGGACAAAGAGATACCTGACTGGGTAATCAAGCAAACGACAAGAACCTATACTGCTGCTGGTATGGCTCGTGCGATTCCTTGGGAGTCCGATGCTAACTGGGCAGAGGAGCAAGCAAATGTAACCGCAAATCATCTAGCGATGTGTGGTAAGGGTCCTCTGTGGGAGCAAGTCAGACCAACTCCTATGACGATGGAATGGTTGATTGGTTGTGGATGGATGAAACCACAAGAGGGTCACGAAGTTTATACCGCAAATCAAAAATCAGACTTCTGTGTTCCAGGTAAGTTCTAATGCCAGAAGATTTTCCCTGGGGCGTGATCATCATATTAGGATGTGGTCTGACTTTTACAGCATATGTAATCTACTACATATTACGAATGGCACATTTGGAGATGCAAAATGAAGAACAACATAGCAATCGTTCTGTCAGTAACAAGTCTGGCAGTTAGTGGAGCACTGTGTTACGGTGCTTATGTAACTTATCAAAAGGCACAAAAGATCCTAGATAACCCAGAGGAGTTTGTCGGTGCTGTGGTAGAGAAACAAGTCAACAAAGCATTTGAGAAACTTCCTATTCCTAAACTAAATACCAAAGAGTTTAAGTTACCATTCTAATGGATAAAGACCCATATATTTACAGAATCCGTTCAATCGCAAAGGTAGTAGATGGCGACACTATTGACGCTAACATTGATCTCGGTTTTGATATCTCTCTCAATAAGCGAATTCGCCTTGCGGGCATTGACACGCCTGAGAGCAGGACAAAAGACGAATACGAAAAGAAACTCGGACTCGAATCGAAAGAGTGGTTGAAGAAGCATCTGGAGGGATCTAAAGATATTCTTATCAAGACTGAACTTCCAGATAGTACAGAGAAGTATGGTCGTATCATTGGGCACTTGTATATCAACGGTGAAGAAATATCAGTCAATAATAAAATGATCACCGAAGGATACGCCTGGGAATATGACGGCGGTACGAAACAAAAAGATTTTTGGTCTCTTCTAAGTAAAAGAAAGTGAAAAAATTATGTCAGCAAGTGATTCGATATATCTTGGTAATCCAAATCTAAAGAGGGCAAATATTACTCAGGAATTTACTAATGAACAAATTAGTGAATTTGCTAGGTGTTACAATGATCCTGTATATTTTATTAGAAAATATGTAAAGATTGTTTCTCTTGATGAAGGTCTTGTTCCTTTTGACATGTATGATTTCCAGCAAGAAATGGTATGGAAATTTCATAACAACAGATTCAATATTGCTAAACTTCCTAGACAGTCTGGTAAATCTACGATTGTAACATCATACCTTTTGTGGTATGTCATTTTCAATGACAACGTAAACGTTGCAATTCTTGCAAACAAAGCAGCTACTTCTCGTGAGATGTTGCAGCGTCTACAAAGATCATATGAAAATTTACCTAAGTGGTTGCAGCAGGGTATCGTTCAGTGGAACCGAGGAAGTATTGAACTAGAAAATGGTTCTAAAATCATGGCAGCATCGACCTCTAGTTCTGCTGTCCGAGGTATGTCATTCAACATCATCTTCCTAGACGAGTTTGCGTTTGTTCCAAACCACATCGCAGATGAATTCTTTAGTTCTGTATATCCTACCATTTCTTCTGGTCAGAAAACAAAAGTTATTATTATTTCTACCCCAAAGGGTATGAACATGTTCTATAAACTTTGGCATGATGCTGAACGTAATAAGAACGAATATGTAACTACAGAAGTTCATTGGACAGAAGTTCCTGGTAGAGACGCTACTTGGAAAGCACAGACTATTGCTAACACTTCAGAATCTCAATTCCGTGTTGAATTCGAGTGTGAATTTTTAGGATCTGTCGATACACTAATTTCTCCATCTAAACTTAGAACTCTAGTTTATGATGAACCGATTACTCAAAATAAAGGGTTATCTGTATACCATGGATCACAACCAGAACATAATTATACTATTTGTGTTGACGTTGCAAGGGGTGTAGCAAATGATTACTCAGCATTTACCGTTATTGATACTACTACTATCCCATACAAATTAGTCGCAAAGTATAGGAACAATGAAATCAAACCTATTATCTTCCCAAATATTATTGTTGACGTTGCTAAAAATTACAATCATGCATACATCCTTGTTGAAGTCAATGATGTTGGCGGGCAAGTAGCAGATATTATTCAATATGATTTAGAGTACGAAAACCTCCTAATGGCATCAATGCGAGGACGAGCTGGTCAAATTGTTGGTCAGGGATTCTCTGGTAAAAAAACCCAAATGGGGGTAAAAATGTCATCTGCTGTGAAAAAAGTTGGTTGCCATAATCTTAGAGCACTGATCGAAGAAGATAAACTAATAGTAAATGACTATGATATTATTTCAGAACTTACTACATTTATTGAAAAGGGTCAGACATTTCAGGCAGAAGAAGGATGTAATGATGACCTTGCTATGTGCTTGGTAATTTTTTCTTGGTTGGCTCTACAACCTTACTTCAAAGAGATGCATGACGATGATGTTCGTCAGAGAATTTACGAGGATCAAAGAGAAGCAATTGAAGAAGATATGGCACCGTTTGGGTTTATGGATGACGGATTGAGTTCAAATCAATTTGTTGATGCAGAGGGAGAAGTGTGGCATACCGATGAATACGGTGATAAAGCGTATATGTGGGAGTATCTTAGTTGATTTTGAAAAATTCCAATTTATAAATATTTCTAGAAACTGTAAAGATTCTTCTAGGAGTATTAGACATGCCAGCAAATTATCAACTATCTCCTGGTGTAGTTGTTCTAGAGCGCGATCTCACCACCACGACTAATGTCCAACAGGGCAACGTTGGTGCAATCGCTGGACCATTCAGATGGGGTCCTGTAAACGCAATTGATGAAGTAAGTGATGAGAACGAGCTTGTAGATCGCTACGGAAAGCCAGATGACTATAACTACGAGACTTGGTTCTCAGGTGCCCAATTCCTCTTGTATGGAGGACTTCTGAAAGTTGTCCGTACAGACGCCGCATCACTAAAAAATGCAGTATCTGATGGTACTTCAACCCCAGTTACAGCAGTCAAAATCAGAAATATCGACGAGTACGAGCAATCCTATGCGGATGATGCGACCCTAAACCTGTGGAATTTTGCAGTAAAATATCCTGGTACTTGGGGAAACAGCATTCGTATGTATATGACCGATGCTGGTGCTGACCAAATTCTGGAACTACCTGCGCCTGGATCTGGTAACGAGTGGAAGTTCACTTCTGGTGATGCGCTATCAACTGCTAGTGGAGCAACTGGTAAAGTTTACAACTACAGAATTCGCCTAACACTAGCATCTGGGTATGTTGGAGACTTCAAAACTGGTGCCGCAACAATTGATATCGGTGGCACCGCAACAACTGTAACAGTTACTTCATGGAGAAAAGATACCAAGACTCTAGAGATTGAGCACGCTGGTATTACTGGCATCATTGCAGCTGGTCAAGACGTTGTTCAAGCATCCTCTGGCGCTTCAGGTGAGATTGCAACTGCTGGTGTAGCGCGTGAACTACTCACAGTAAGCACCAAAGGTTCAATTCAATTTGTTGCAACTGATGTTATTGAAGATGCTAATAATGTTGATGTTACAGTAAGTGAGGTTCGTGTCGAGTACTTTGAGCGTGAGTATCTACCCAATCAGCGTTGGGTCAACATTGCTCCTCGCCCAGGAACGACTCGTTTTGCTGATGAAAAAGGTGCTTACCGTGATGAACTTCATATCCTAGTCATGGACTATGATGGTGGAATCACTGGTACACCATACCAACTGCTAGAGAAATTCATCGGTCTATCTAAGGGATCTGATGCTAAGAGCACTGTTGGCGAAACCAACTACTACAAAGAAGTTCTAAAACTCAATTCTAAGTATCTTTACTGGGGTGAGCATCCAGGTTCTACACAACTATTTACTGTAGGAGCTTCTGCTGCCGTTGGTAACTGGGGTCTTACACTTGCTAATCGTAATTTCAACATCATCAAAAATTCTCGTGGTAGTCTGGTAGAACCAGTAAACTCAACAGTTTATGGATCTGTAAATAACGCTACTCTTTTCTATGATTTCAAAAATGGTGCTGACTATGCAATTAGCAATAGTGAGTATCAGTTTACTCAAGATGATCTAAACAGTGCATACGATCAATTCAGTGATCCTGATACTGAAGATGTAAACTTCATTATCAGTGGACCTGCAGGTACTAGTCAAACAGCTGGACTTGCTAAGATTGCTCACCTTGCAGCAATTGCTGAACAACGTAAGGATTGCATGGCATTCTTCTCACCAATTCGTTCATCAATTATTGGTAGAACGGATCCTGATGAAATTACTGATCAAATCACCTCATACTTTGATCAGGCAACGTCTAGTTCTTACTCTGTATTCGATAGTGGATACAAGTATATCTACGACAAGTACAATGATAAGTATCGTTACATTCCAACTAATGCTGACATTGCAGGTCTTGTCCTCAATGCAGCACTAACATCTGAGCCTTGGTTCTCACCTGCAGGTTATCAGAGAGGGAATATCCGTAACTCAATCAGACTTGCATTCTCTCCTAAGAGAGATCAACGTGACAAACTTTATTCTTCACGTATCAATCCAGTCGTAACCTTCCCTGGTCAAGGAACCGTCCTATTCGGTGACAAAACTGCTCTGGGTTATGCATCTGCATTTGATAGAATCAATGTTCGTCGCCTGTTCATTGTTATCGAAAAAGTCATCGCTGAAGCAGCAAAGACAATTCTCTTTGAGCAAAACGATGACATCACTCGCAACTCATTTATTGGTTTGGTCGAGCCATACATGAGAGACGTTCAGGGTCGTAGAGGTGTTGTTGACTTCCTAGTCAAGTGCAACACACAAAACAACCCACAAGATGCTGTTGATCGTGGTGAGTTTTACGCAGAAATCTTCGTAAAACCAACTCGCACCATCAATTACATCACGCTGACATTTACTGCAACGAGATCTGGCGTTTCGTTTGCTGAAGTCGCTAATTGATATCGTCCGCAATAAATATAAAAAAAGGAGCAATCAACAATGGCATCTAGTTCTATCGACGCTTTCAAAGCTAGTGTAAAGAGCGACTTCGCAAGACCCAACTTGTTTGTAGTCGATCTTGCTTTCCCTGGTGCATTGAAGCTAGGAGGAGACGGTGGAGCAACCGCTTCTTCTCAACTTACCGCACTTGGTCAATTCACCGTTCGTGCAGCAAACCTCCCATCATCTCAGATGGGAGTTATCGAAGTGCCCTACAGAGGTCGTGTTCTAAAAATTGCGGGTGACCGTACATTTGAACCATGGACTGTTACTATTATGAACGATACCAACTTCTCACTGCGTAGTGCAATGGAAGCGTGGTTCTCAGCAGTCCAAGCATATAATGAAAACTATACCTCACTTGGTACTCTCGGTGATGCATCTGACCAGACTGGTTATTTTGCAGACATGTCTGTAACACAACTATCGCGTGATGCAACAGAAGGTGGATCTTCGTCTGCCTCAGGTACTTCCGATAAGACGCCTAAGGCGCTTAGGAAGTATAACTTCGTCAACGTATTCCCAAGCAACATTTCTGCTATCGATCTTGATTTCGGTAGCAATGACGCAATCGAAGAATTCACTGTTGAACTACAAGTTCAATACTGGACTCCTGCCGTAACTGGCAAAGATTCTGGCAACAAAACTGGTTCATAAGGTTTTTGATGTCGTATAAATAAAATTGGGATTTGAATTGATATAATGTCTCAACTCTTTGGATTTTCTATCGAAAGAGCAAAGAAGGTCCCCAAAGGACCTTCTTTTGTTCAGAAAGATAACCTCGATGGCACAATGCCAGTCGTAGGTGGTGGTTATTATGGTTATGCAGTTGACTTTGATGCAACTGTCACTAATGATTGGGAACTAATTTCTCGTTATAGAGAAATGATTCTTCAACCAGAATGTGATAGTGCAGTTGATGATATTGTAAATGAAACAATTTGTGGTAATTTTGATGATGTTCCTATTGAAATTGAACTGAGTAATCTCAAAGTATCAGATAAAATCAAGAAATTGATTAGAGAAGAATTTGATGAGATTATTCGTTTACTAGATTTTGAAAATAGATCATACGAAATTTTTCGTAGATGGTATGTTGATGGACGACTTTTCTTCCATAAGGTTATTGATCCAAAAAATCCTTCTGGTGGTATTATCGAACTTAGATATGTCGATCCAAGAAAAATTAGAAAAGTAAAAGAAGTAGAAAACAAACCAGTCGAAAGAGCTGCTGGTATAGACGAAGCTCTTTCTCAAAAATCGGTTGAGTATTACATCTACCATCCGAAAGGTTTGAAAGCAATGAGTAATATCGGGCAAGGTGCTGGGCAACAGCAAGGATTGAGAATTGCTTCCGATTCTATTTGCTACGTGCATTCTGGTATCATGGATTTGAATAAAAACATGGTGCTTTCACATTTACATAAAGCAATCAAGTCTGTAAATCAACTCCGCATGATTGAAGACTCTCTTGTAATTTACCGTTTGTCTCGTGCTCCAGAAAGAAGAATTTTCTACATTGATGTGGGTAATCTACCTAAGCAAAAAGCAGAACAATATCTGCGTGAAGTTATGGGTAGATATCGTAATAAGCTGGTTTATGATGCACAAACTGGCGAAATCAGAGATGATAAAAAGTTCATGTCGATGCTTGAAGACTTTTGGCTTCCTCGTCGTGAGGGTGGTAGAGGAACGGAAATTACTACTCTCCCTGGCGGGCAAAATCTGGGTGAATTGGAAGATGTCAAATACTTCCAAAAGAAACTCTATAAAGCATTGAATGTTCCTGAGTCAAGGATGGAAACAGAACAAACATTCAACATTGGTCGTGCTGCTGAAATCACTCGTGATGAAGTAAAATTTCAAAAATTTGTTGCAAGACTTCGTAAAAGATTCTCGGAACTTTTTACTGATATCCTGAAGACTCAACTAGTTTTGAAAGGTATTATCTCCATTGAAGAATGGGATCAAATAAAAGAGCATATTCAATATGATTATGTTGCTGACAATTACTTTACAGAACTCAAGGAAATTGAAATTACTAATGAAAGAATGAATATGGTAAACACCATGGATCCTTTTGTTGGTAAGTATTTTTCAATTGAGTATATTCGTCGTCAAGTTCTAAAACAAACTGATAGACAGATACTGGAAATTGATGAACAAATTGAATCTGAAATGCAAGATGGACTTATCCAAGATCCAAATGCAATGGATCCAACAATGATGGGTGGGGCACCACCTGCTGATCCAGGTGCAGCAGTAGATCCATCAAACCCTGCTGGCGGAGATGAACAATCTTTATTCTCCAAAGCAGATATTGATGCAGAAGATAAGAAAATTTCTAAATTCTAAATAGTATATACGGAGTGACGTAATTATGTCTAAAAGTGCTAGTGAAATAGTTGATCAAATTTTTTCTGGAGATAAAGTTTCTGCATTAGATTCAATTGATAGTGCGTTACAATCTCGGGCATATGACTTGATTCAGCAAACAAAACATGAATTTGCTAAGCAATGGGGTTTTGAACTTGATCAAACTGGTCAAGCAGTTGCTGATGAACTTGAAGATACTTTGCCTGATGGTACGGATGCTCCTCAAGATTATGAATTTGATGGTCGAATGCCCCATGAAGCCCCAGATGATGAAGTAACACCAGAAGAGGAAAACGAAAATGAAACTGATCTCTGAGCAAATTGTAGACGTAAAATTTATTGCCGAAGAAGTAGAAGGTAAAAAAAATTACTTCATCGAAGGTATTTTTCTACAAGGAGAAATCAAGAATCGTAATGGAAGACTGTATCCAATGAGTGTTTTGGATAGAGAAGTTGCTAAATATGATGAAAACTTTATCCAGAGTGGTCGCGCCCTTGGCGAACTTGGTCACCCTGATGGTCCATCTTTGAACCTAGATAGAGTTTCACACAAAATTATGCACCTCAAAAAAGAGGGAACCAACTATGTTGGTAGAGCAAAAATTTTGGCAACTCCCATGGGACAAATTGCAAAGAATCTTCTAGACGAAGGTATCAAACTTGGAGTTTCATCCCGTGGAATGGGCTCTCTTATCAAAAAAGATGGCTATCAAGTAGTAGCAGATGATTTCATGCTTGCTACAGCTGCAGATATTGTAGCAGATCCTTCAGCTCCTGACGCATTTGTGAATGGAATTATGGAGGGTAAGGAATGGGTGTGGTCTAATGGCATCCTAAAGGAGTCAGAAGTAGCTTCAATCAAACATTTTATTGATGAATCAACTCTAATCAACCTACAGGAGCGCAAAATTTCCGCATTCAAATCCTTTCTAAAAAGTTTATAACGTATAAATAATTGATAGAAAAGCAAATGCCGACTACTAAAGGAGATACAGAAATGTCTACAACCCTTGACAAAGAGTTTGAGGCGCACATGTCCGAAGAAGAAATTTCTGAGGAAGCAGCTACTGGTTATGCAGCTGTAACAAAGGGCGCTAAATCTGGTGAAAAAATTGATCGCAGTGGTGCTAAGTACACTGAGATTGGTGGAACTCGTAATGATTCCGAAGAGGGTGCCAAGGGCACTAAAAATCTAGGTGCAGCAGCAGCAGGCGCTGTTGGTCATGAGGGAGATAAAACTCTCAAGAATAAGCCTTCCGATGCATCTAGTGCATTGCCAGGAGCACTATCTTCACAAATCTTTGACGAGGTAGAGACCGATGAAGAAGAAACAATCAGCGAAGAAGATGCACTTGCATCCCAAGAATATGACTTTGCTGACGATGTTGACGCTCTTGTGGGGGGTGAAGACCTCTCCGAAGAATTCAAAGATCGTGCAAAAACCATCTTTGAAGCCGCAGTTACTTCTAGAGTAAAAGTAGAAGTTGCTGCAATCCAAGAAGCTTTTGAGAGCGCACTTGAAGAACAAGTTGCAGCACTCAAAGAAGAATTGACTACTCAAGTAGATGATTACCTTTCTTATGTTGCTGGTCAATGGATGAATGAAAATACAATCGCCATTGAGCACGGTATCAAGACTGAGATCGCTGAATCATTCATGAGTGGTCTAAAAGAACTTTTCGTAGAACACAATTTCAGTGTACCCGAAGAGAAATTCAACATGCTTGACGGCATGGCTGAAGAGCTTGATGATATGGAGCAAAAACTCAACGAGCAAATCGACACCAATGTTCAATTGAACAAACAACTTGGACTTTTTATGAAAATGGAGATTGTGAGTGAAGTCGCTGCAGGTCTCGCTGAGACTCAGAAGGAGAAGCTTGCTTCTCTGGCAGAGGGTGTTGAGTTTGAAAGTGAAGCAGATTTTCGCAAGAAAGTCGAAACTATCAAGGAATCCTACTTTACTCGCCGTGATGTAGTTGCAACTACAGACACAACCGAAGATGTAGAACCATTGGTAGAAGAGACACAGCAAAAGAATACGCCAATGAGCAGATATGTTGATGCTCTTGCACGCTGGTCTAACTAATTTGTAATTATTTGTAAATAACCTTTTTTCCAAACGGAGTAAACCTAAAAATGGCTGACCTAAGACAACTTCAGGAAAAGTGGGCACCCGTTCTCGACCATGAGTCTCTTGATCCAATCAAAGATCCTCAAAGACGTGCGGTTGTCGCTCAAATCCTAGAAAACCAAGAAAGAGCTCTTTCTGAAGAAGCTCAAATTCTAACCGAAACAGTTCAAACTGTTGGTACAGGTGGTTTCGGTGGCGGTGCCACTGCAACTGGTCCTGTAGCTGGTTTCGATCCTGTACTGATCTCATTGATCCGTCGTTCGATGCCACAATTGATCGCCTATGATATTGCAGGCGTTCAACCAATGACTGGTCCTACTGGACTCATCTTCGCAATGCGTACTGCATATGGCAGTGAGCGTGATGCTACCAGTGGTGATTTCCGTGAGGCATTCTTCAACGAGCCAAACGCTGGATTCTCTGGCGGTCGTGGCACTGGACTTGCCAACTACGACCCCACCGCTTCAGGTTCCGCAGTCAACGATGCTGAAGGCACCAACCCAGGTCTCCTAAATGACAGCCCTGCTGGCACTTATGAGTTGACTGGAGATGCTACTGGCATGTCAACATCTGACGCTGAAGGTCAGAGTGATGCTGCTGCAGGTACAGCGTTCCGCGAAATGGGCTTCTCAATCGAGAAGGTAACCGTTACCGCTAAGTCACGCGCCCTCAAGGCAGAATACTCGCTAGAACTAGCACAAGACCTCAAGGCTGTTCATGGTCTAGATGCAGAGCAAGAACTCAGCAACATTCTTTCCACTGAGATCCTTGCCGAAATCAACCGTGAAGTTGTTCGTACCGTCTACACCAATGCTGTTGCTGGTGCTCAAAACAACACTGCTACTGCTGGTATCTTTGACCTAGACGTTGACTCCAACGGTCGTTGGTCAGTTGAGAAGTTCAAGGGACTTCTATTCCAGATTGAGCGTGATGCTAACGCTATCGGTCATCAGACTCGTCGTGGGAAGGGCAACATCATGATCTGCTCTGCAGACGTTGCTTCAGCACTTGCAATGGCAGGTGTACTTGACTATTCCAGCGGCATCTCTGGTGCAGTTGGTGGTCTAGGCACTGTAGATGATACCTCCAGCACCCTGCTAGGTACTCTAAACGGTCGTATCAAAGTCTATGTTGACCCATATTCTGCAAACGTAAGTGACAAGCACTTCTACGTTGTTGGATACAAGGGATCATCTGCTTATGATGCAGGTCTCTTCTATTGCCCATATGTTCCCCTCCAAATGGTTCGTGCAATCAACCCTAACACCTTCCAGCCCAAGATTGGCTTCAAGACTCGTTACGGCATGGTTTCCAACCCATTCGCTCAGGGTCTCACCCAAGGCAGTGGCGCTCTTACCGCCAACAGCAACAAGTACTACAGAAGAGTACAAGTCAAGAACCTCATGTGAGTCACTTTGGTTCTGTTCATGGGGGTCCTTCGGGACCCTTTTTATTTGTCCGATAAATAGTCTATACCCGAGAAATCGATATGTCTAGCTGGTACGAAAGAGAAATCAAAAATAAAAATTATTTGTCGCCAATTGGTTTCCGTTTGATCATTACCAAGGCACCAAAAACTTCTTTCTTGTGTCAAGAAGTGCAGATTCCTTCCGTTAGTTTGGGACGAGTCGATGTTCCATACAGAGGGTTTACACCGTTTCCAGTTGAAGGTAATGTGAAATACGGTGAATTTACTATGGAGTTTTTGATTGATGAAGATCTTACAAATTATCTAGAAATCCATGATTGGATACGTGGTCTAGGTACTCCATCAGGTGTTGAGGATAGAGTGAAGTACTTAGATCCTAAAAGATCCGTTACTGATTTAGCACCATCTATGAAAGCTGTAGAGCAAACATCGGATGCAACTCTAATCATACAGAATAATAATTTTGCTACAAATTTTGAAATTGTCTTTAGGGATATGTTTCCAACTGATTTGGCACCGCTGCCATTCAGTGTTGTCGGTAGTGATAATGACTATCTAACCTCACGAGTAACCTTTGCATACACTTATTTTGATATCGTAAGATCTTATGACGGGCAGGGAATACCTCAACGCGGAGCTTGATTTTTCCTCAAATCCATGCTAGGATACACAAAATTACTAAAACCAAGATGAACACCTGGGCAGAAGACTACTTAGAAAAAAAACCTGGTCTATCAGCATTTCAAATTCAGTTGTTGAAAGAAGGTCCAAAAGGTCTCAGTCAAGCATGGGCGCTTGGAGCAATGAAGAGAGACTGGGATAAACATTTCAAAACTCGGATTGTGGAGAATACCCTGGATGAATCTTGAAAAAATACAAGAGATTTGGAAAAAAGATAGTGTGATGGACAATGATCTTCTGTGTGAGGAATCTACTAAGATTCCTCAACTTCATCAGAAGTATATGGAATTATTCAATACTTTCTTCCTAATGAAGAAAGACCTTGAGGTAAAACTCAAAGTAATCAAGAGAGATAAGTGGTTATATTATAAGGGCAGAGCGCCTGCTGAAGTGTATAAAAATATGCCATTCGATTTGAAACTCACCACTAGAGAAGAAATTGATATGTTCATCGAAGCTGATGAAGACTATCAAAGAGCACTTCTAAAACTAGACTACATAGAACAGACAATAACATTTTTAGATTCGGTTCTGAGACAAATAAACAACAGAACCTATCAAATAAAGAATGCTATTGAGTGGCAAAAGTTTCAGAATGGATTATGAGATACGGTGAACCATACGTCATCATGGAAGTTCCCCCTATTACTTGGGGGAACGTTACAAAACATCTAGATAACATTATTACTGAACAAGCAAAATTGTTTAGTAAAGATGGTTGGGAAGATAAAAGCAGTGTTAGAGATTCATTGGTTGGATGGGTCTCAGAGCCTAGTATCTTAGATTTATTCTTTGATATGGGGGAAGAAGCAAATAAAGCATGTGGATGGAATTTGAATATTCAATATTTGGAACCATTGCAATACACTGTGTACCATAAAGATGGATTTTATGATTGGCATGTGGATCAACATTCAAAAGTTGTTGATCGTGAGGTTAGAAAAATTTCTTTTACATGCTGGGTGAACGATGAATATGAGGGAGGTGAATTTGATTTAGAAGTGGGTAATCCAAATGATGAGGTTCGCTACAAAACTTTTGTGCGTGAACCAGGAAAAGTTATTTTCTTTATGTCAGATTGGTTTCATCGTGTACGTCCAATTCGTTCTGGTGTACGTAAATCTCTAGTTGGTTGGTTTTCGGGTCCTCAATATGTCTAATATCAAAATTCGTAAGAAGAATGAAGTCTATCTAAAAATAGAAACAGAACCTCATATTCATTATGAGTTGTCTGAATTTTTCTGTTTTGAAGTAGAGTCTGCAAAGTTTATGCAGAGGCAGCAACGTTTCAAACGTTGGGATGGAAAGATTCGTCTATACTCACCTGGAACGGGAGAAATATATTGTGGTCTTATTGACTATCTTACTCAGTGGGCAAATGAACGTGGATACTCATATGAATTTGAGGAGTGCAAATTTTTTGGTCATCCAAAAGAAGAGAATGAATGGATCACTCCTGAGGGGACTGTAACTTTCGTAAAATCTCTGGGTCTACCACATCATGTGAGGGCGTATCAGTATAAAGCTGTATACGAGGCACTACGATATAATAGACGACTTTTATTATCACCAACAGCTTCTGGAAAGAGTCTGATGATTTATTCATTGGTTCGTTATCATGTGAATGCTTCTAGAAATGTGCTCATCGTTGTGCCTACAACTTCTCTCGTTGAGCAGATGTATAAAGACTTTGAGGAATACGGATGGATGGCATCCAAATATTGCCACAAGATTTATGCGGGGGCAGAAAAATACACTAAACATCAGGTAGTAATTACCACTTGGCAATCTGTCTATAAGGAACCTCGTTCTTGGTTTGATAGATTTGATGTTGTAATCGGTGATGAGGCACACCTTTTCAAAGCTAAGTCTCTTACTACGCTGATGTCTAAGTTGCATGAATGTAAGTATCGTATTGGATTTACTGGAACATTAGATGGTAGCAATACAAATCAATTAGTTCTTGAAGGAGTATTCGGTAGGTGCAGTCAAGTAACTAAAACTAGTGAGTTGATGAAGTCTGGGCATGTAGCAAACTTGAAAGTGAGAGTTTTAGTTCTTCAACATAAACCACAGACATTTACAAACTATCATGAGGAGATAGACTATTTAGTTTCTAACGTTGAAAGAAATAAATTTATTCGTCGCTTGTGTCAAGATTTAGAAGGAAACACACTACTACTCGTCAACTATGTCGAGAAGCATGGAGACCCACTTTATGAACTGATAAATAGTAGTACTGACAGACCAGTATTTTATGTACATGGTGGTGTAGATGTTGATGACCGAGAAAGAGTTCGATCAATAACAGAAGAATCACATAATGCAATTATTGTTGCTACATACGGAACATTCTCAACAGGCATCAATATTAGAAATCTACATAATGTCATATTTGCATCTCCCTCAAAATCGAGGGTTCGCAATCTTCAATCAATCGGACGTGTTCTGAGAAAGGGCGACAATAAATTACAAGCAGTCCTCTATGACATTGCTGATGACATATCGAAAGGTAGGTCAAAAAGAAATTATACTCTAAATCATTTGATTGAACGGATCAAAGTTTATAGTGAAGAAAAATTTGATTATGAAATTTTAGAAGTAAAACTAGAGTAAACGTATGCTCAACTATGTAAGACAAGATGAAGAATTTTACTGCCACCTCAAGTTGGTTAGTAACGATGAAATCATGGGTAAATGTGTAGTTCATTTTGATGATGAACTACAAAAGAGAGTTGTGTTTGTACAAGAACCTGTGCAAATTACTATCTTCTTGAACGAACGCCCAGATGGTAAGACGGTTCGTGGAATAGGATTCACTAAGTGGATGCAATTTTCAGATGAAGATTTTTTCATCATCACTGAAGATCATGTTGTGAGCATGGCAAGTCTTGCCCCTGACATGATAGAAATGTATGAGAAATTTTTGGTGTCGGAGGAAGAAGATAAAATCAAAGATGAAGATATGGATAAACTGAAGAAAAATGCTGCCAAACCCGAAAAGATGTTAGGTCACATAGGAACAATTGAAGAGGCTAGAAAGAAGTTTGAAGCTATGTTCAAGCTATAGATATTGAATTTCAACCCTTACAGTGTTGATTGTACTGAAAAAAGTGACCATTGTCAAGTCCTTTATTATGTGTTATACTTTAGAGACTTACAAACGTAACAATGATATCAACCGCAGTCACCTGGCCACCAGTGTCAAATTCAACTTGTAATAACCAGACATCAATAATGAAGAAAAGAAAAGAAAAAGAACACTACGTTGATAACAAAAAATTCCTTGAAGAGGTTATTCGTCTTCGCAATTTTTTTGCTGAGGGAAAGGACCTTGGGCACAATAACTATAAGGAAACTATCCTCTACTTTAGAAACCATAAAGATAGAAGAACCTCTGTAAAGTTTGTAAGATGTTATGAGTACTTGGGTGGAGTCTTCAAAAAAATTGCTAATCACTTATCATACAAACCAAATTTCATCAACTACATGTATAAAGATGATATGATTTGTGATGGAATAGAAAACTGCATTCAGTACGTTCAAAATTTCAATCCCAGTAAGGGCGGTAATCCGTTTGCATATTTTACGCAAATCGTGTATTATGCTTTTCTAAGACGTATCGCCAAAGAAAAACGTCAACTTGATATCAAAGATAAGATTATTGAAAAGTCTGGATTCAATGAAATTGCCTCTGTTGACGGTGACTCACCCTCTTCATATAATCAGATCAAATCAAAAATTGAAATGAGAATGAACTACTGATGAAAATTTTGCTTATTACTGATCAGCATTTTGGTGTACGTAATGACAACCAGGCGTACATTGAGATGTATAAAAAATTCTATAGTAATCTTGTAATCCCATTCATTGACAAAACGGGAATTGATACTGTTATTTGTCTAGGTGATACATTTGATAAACGTAAGTCAATCAACTTTATGTCTCTAGAAGAGGCAAAGACTATGTGGTTTGATCGCCTACAAGAACTAGGAGTGAAGATGTACATGCTTGTAGGAAATCATGATATCTACTATAAAAATACCCTACGAATCAATGCCCCTACCGAATTACTTGGAGAGTACGAATACATCGATATTATTGATACCCCTTGCACTCGGACTATTGGGGATCTGGATATACTGTTTCTTCCTTGGATTTGTGATTCAACTAGAGATCGATCCTTCAGAGAAATCCAAAATACTACTGCTAGGGTCTGCATGGGTCATCTTGAACTTGCTGGTTTTGAGGCTCATCCTGGTTCCGTTATGGTAGGAGGTATGGATGAAACTATCTTTAGTAAGTTTGACAAAGTATTCTCTGGTCATTTTCATATGAAATCTTCAAGAGGAAATATCAACTATCTTGGAAACCCATATCAACTCTATTGGAATGACTATGGATGTAAGAGAGGATTCCATGTATTTGATACTGAAACTTTGAAGACTACTTTCTATCGTAATCCATATGATATGTTTAGAAAAATCTATTACAATGCAGATGGCATTCGTTATGATAACGATCAACCATTGGAAGGAACGTATGTAAAATTGATTGTTGAAGATAAACAGAATCATGCTAACTTTAGTGAATTCGTAAGAACTCTTCAAGAACAATCACCAGCAGATCTCAACATCATTGAAAATTTTTGTGTAGATTTAGAAAACGGTGTTGAAGTTCTGGAAACCGAAGACACCCTAACTATGTTAGAGACCTACATAGAAGAAGCGAAAGATTCCATCAAAGGAGATACCGAGTCAATCAAAAAACTTATCAAGTCCCTTTACGTAGAAGCATGTGAAATCTGATCAGATGTACATACTAGTTGCCCCAGAGAGCGGTGGTATATATGCCGCAAGGGATATAGAACGCAAAAAGGTGGTGCAACTTTTTGTGCAGGAAGATGATGCTATTCGGTATTGTAATATGCTTGTTGCAGAAGACTTTCGTGAAAATCTTGAAGTCGTAGAAGCCGAGGTTAGTACGGTGGTTGCAAATTGCAGGAAATACGGTTATAATTATTGTATAATAGAGCCCAATCAACTACTAGTACCTCCTAAAGAATGATCACATTTGAAACTGTCCGTTGGAAAAATTTCCTTTCAACAGGAAATACCTTTACAGAAATCGGATTACATGAATCTTCATCAACATTGATGATTGGTAGGAATGGTTCGGGTAAGTCTACCATCTTGGATGCGTTGTGTTTTGGTTTATTCAATAAACCATTTCGTAAAATCAATAAACCACAACTAGTAAATTCAATCAACGAAAAGGAATGTGTAGTTGAAATTGAATTTACAGCTTCTAATATCAAATATAAGATCGTGCGAGGTATCAAACCAGCTAAGTTTGAGGTGTATAAAGATGGTAAGTTACTTGATCAAGATGCAGCAACAAAAGATACTCAAAAGTATCTTGAGCAGTCAATTCTAAAACTAAATTATAAGTCTTTCACTCAGGTAGTTATTCTTGGGAGTAGTACTTTTGTTCCCTTTATGCAACTGCCTGCTGCACATCGGAGAGAAGTTATTGAAGATCTTTTGGATATTGGAATCTTTTCTAATATGAATGTGATCCTAAAAGATCGTATCAATGTTCTCAAGCAAAAACAAATAGACTGTGAGCATATGATGAAACTTTGCTCAGAGAAAGTTGTAATGCAAAAGAAACATATTGATAGTATTGAGCAAATCAAAGAGGAGCGTCTTGGTGAAAAGGCACAAAAGATTTCTGCCAATAAAAATGAAATTCACAGGATCACTGGAGAACTTGGTAATCTCAAGCGGGATATTGAATCTAAAGCAATCGACATCACAAAGAGAAAAGAGGTATCAGAAAAATTAGATAAACTCAAAGATGTACGTGCAAGAGTCAGTCAAAAACGTAATCTTGTTCGGAATGAACTGAAGTTCTTTTTAGATAATGATGTTTGCCCAACATGCACCCAAAACATTACTCCAGAGTTCAAAGAACAAAAGAAAAAAAGTCTTGATGAGAAAGATACTGAATATAAAGATGCAATAGATCAAATGGTATCTAAAGTTGATGTACTTGTAGAAGAACTTCATTCTCTTGAAGAGCAATCTAGAGAACTGCAAACTATGAGATCTATACACATTTCCCTTGAACGAGAGATCGTCAGGATGGAATTTGAGAATCTCAATATTGAAAAAGAGATTCAAGATCTACAAACTAACCAAACAAATGTTGAAGTTGAAAAAACTGCATTGGTTGAATATTCAAAGGAACTTGAGTCAACGTCTATTGCTTGCTCTCAAGTAGATAAAGAATTTGATGAGTATCGAATTATTTCAAACCTTCTGAAAGATTCTGGAATCAAGAGTCGTATAATCAGAAAGTATATTCCAGTGTTCAATCAATTGATAAACAAGTATCTTCAAAGCATGGATTTTTATGTGAACTTCTCTTTAGACGAGAACTTTGACGAAAAAATTATGTCTCGGTTTAGAGATGATTTTTCATACGCATCTTTTTCTGAGGGCGAAAAGCAAAAGATTGATCTGGCACTCTTGTTTACTTGGAGAGAAATTGCCAGAATGAAGAACAGTGTTTCCACAAATCTTTTGATTCTTGATGAAGTTTTTGATAGTTCTTTGGATGAGAGTGGCACACAAGAGTTGATGAAGATCTTGCGTAATCTTGGGAATGATGCTAATATATTTGTTATCTCCCACAAGGGAGAGATTCTAGTTGATAAGTTCCTGAGGACTGCTATCTTTGAAAAAGTCAATGACTTTTCTAAAATGAAGTACGATGGATAAATAACCCCTGGAGAGGTGGCCGAGTGGTTTATGGCAGCAGTCTTGAAAACTGCCGATGTGAAAGCATCCGTTGGTTCGAATCCTACCCTCTCCGCCACGGAATGTAGCTCAGCTTGGTAGAGCACTCGCTTTGGGAGCGAGAAGTCGCAGGTTCGAATCCTGTCATTCCGACCTTGGGAGTGTAGCTCAATTGGCAGAGCGGAAAGCTTATACCTTTCGTATACGGCAGATTACCGTGCGGTTGGGGGTTCGAGTCCCTCCACTCCTACTTGACAATCTAACATAAATACTCTATACTGATCAACATATATCATTTTAGTCATGGCACACTACAAACCATACTCTCCTGAGTGGCATCGTTATCGGTATTTGAAAGAAGCACTAGACAAGTATCTGGATGAATATATCGACAACGAAGTAATTCTTGAAGACATCACTGATATTTTATCTGAACGCTCTGAAAAAGCATATGAGGAATTCAGCAGGGTGAATGAATTGGAATCACTGATCAATGCTAAATAACCCTATTTGGAAAACTATGAGATCAACTAATAGGGGATGCTGTGGGGCAGGATGTCCTGATTGCCCCTTCCGACCTAAAAATAAATAACCTTACATCTGGAAAATCTTATGCTCTCTACACAGTATCGTTTACGCTTGGAAGAAATCTGTAGAAAGATTAGTTTACATGAAAGCGTAGGGTTAGAAGATATGATTTGGGCAGAGAAGCTAGGTAAAGCAAACCGCACTGCAGGCACCATGCTACGTCAAGCAAGACGTAAAGCAGAGAATCCAGACATGCAGGAAGGTGATATGGATGATTTTCTAAACCAATTGGACATTGGTGGAACTGGGCATGAGCGTTTTGGTCATCGTGGGTTTAGAAATATTGACGATATGACTGACTGGTGGACTGAAGGCAGAGATAAACCTGATGACTGGAGACAAAGAGATTAGTGGCACAACCTGTTGACAGCGAGGGGTAGTATGCCCTATACTAGTAAGGTATTCAGGAACACCGAGATGCTTGTCAACACCGACGTAAAAGGAACACTTGCTAAATTACTGGCAACTGAAAACCTTCATGTTGAGCACCGTAAGATTTCTACGGCATACTTCGATGTTCACAAACGTGTGCTTGCCCTTCCAATTTGGAAAGATGTTACAGGTGACGTGTACGACCTTCTAGTGGGTCATGAAGTGGGTCATGCCCTCTATACCCCTGAAGATGATTATAAGACCGCTCCAAAGGATTATATCAACGTTCTAGAGGATGCTAGAATTGAACGTAAGATGAAAGTTACTTACCCAGGACTTCGTAAATCTTTTTATCGCGGATACCAAGAACTAAACAATAAGAATTTCTTTGGAACCAACGATAAAGATATTTCTAAGTATAACCTACTGGATAGGATCAATCTTCATTTCAAAGTTGGCACAGTCGATTGTATTTCAATTCCCTTTACAGAAGAAGAATTGCAATGGGTTGATCGCACAGCCAATACTGTGACTTTTGAAGACGTAGTAACACTTGCAGAAGAACTTTATGAATACTGCAAATCTACAGTAGTAGAAGAGATTACTCCTCCGCCACCACCTCCTTCAAATAACGGTGGAAATACACATTCTGATGAATATGATCCACAACCATCTGATGGAGAATATGATGATGAAGAAGAATGGGAGACTAAAGATGGGTTTACCAATGAAAAAACTGAAACCTCTGCATCAGATATCCAGGGTGGAGATACAAGTCAAGATATTCAAAACTCTCTGACACAACAATCACTTATTGAAAATCAAGAAACTCTTCTTGATGATAGTGCTCGTGAGTGGGTATATTTGACAATCCCTACTATAGATATGGATCATCATTTGGTTCCTTGGAGAAAAGTTGCAAATGATCTTCGCAGCTTCTATAACGACACGTATGTTACGTGCTCAAATGTTGAAGGTAGTTTCCGTAGATATGCTCTCTATAAGCGTGGGGCACAGAAATCTGTAAATTATCTTGTCAAACAATTTGAGATGAAGAAGTCTGCAGATCAATACGCTCGTTCTAGCATTGCAAAAACTGGAGTTCTAGATACTAACAAACTTCATAACTATCAAATCACTGAAGATATTTTCAAAAAAATTACAGTGGTTCCTGACGGTAAAAATCATGGACTGATCTTCCAATTGGACTGGTCTGGATCTATGCAGGGAGTTATTATGGATACTCTCAAACAACTCTATAACCTAATCTGGTTCTGTCAAAAAGTTTCCATTCCATTTGAAGTTTATGCATTTCAAAGTGGACTTCGTGACTCTCACGAATCACCTCAGGAAAAGGATTTGCATACCATTTATATTGGTAAAGACTTCAGGTTGATTCAGTTATTCTCCTCCGAAATGAATACTCGTGTTCTTGATCAACAAATGAAACATGTTTGGTCTCAGTGTTGGGGTATGGCGTCTCATGGTTATAGTCATGCATACGTTACAAGATATATGCTTGGTGGAACTCCTTTGGTTCAAGCAATCATTGCTACTAGGCAACTAGTTGCAAATTTCATCAAACGTGAAAAAGTGCAAAAGGTGAATGTTGTTTGTCTGACTGATGGTGAAGCAAATCCAATGAGTTATATTCTCCAGGATCGTACTGGTAACTATAGATGTTCAATGCTTTGTCATAACACAGCTAAAGTTCATATTCTCATTGACCCTATTTCTAAACGGCAACGTCGTATTTCACCTTACCCCAATCAAACTACAACTGAAATTGTTTCTTTCTACCGTAGTATTACTGATTACAACTGGATCGGATTCCGTCTCTGCTCAAAGGGTGAGATGCAGCAAAATGTTACAGCGATCAATTCTGATAGTGCTTATGTCAAAAAGGCAATCGACTGTTGGAATAAAGAACGTTATGTTGAACTTCGTAACGGTAGTGGATTTGATGTTCAATATATGATGCCAAACAAGTATATTGGTGAAGGAACTGAAGAACTCACTGTTTCTCAGAAAGGTGAGATTGCAACCAAAACTGAACTACATCGGGCATTCAAAAAGCATATGGGATCTAAAATGGCAAACAAAACTTTTCTCAATAAATTTGTGGAGATGATTGCATGAAGTGGGAAGTTACTTACAAAATAAAAGCAACTGGTTCTAAGTACCATAAAAAAATTGTTGAAGCAACTACACAATATGAAGCAAAATCCCTTGCCCAATGTGAGATGCCTGATGCTATACTGTGTGGAAATCCCCGACCCCTATGAATATTTTTGTCACTAATAAGTATCCTGCAGAATCTGCGATTGTTTTGCCAGACAAGCATATCGTAAAGATGCCACTCGAATGTTGTCAAATGTTATCTATTGTAGCATCCAAGTGGTATCACAACTATGGACCTCTACCAAAACTAGATGGCAAACCTTATGCAACTGAAAAAGGTGCATTTAGAAATCATCCCTGTACTCAATGGGCTGCAAAGTCTGTACACAATGCATACTGGTTGATCAAACATGGAATGAATCTATGTGATGAATATGCAGTACGTTACAACAAAATACACTCGTGTTATAATACTTTGCTTTCAGCATATTATCTTTTCCCCAAAGGAAAGGTTACAAAAGTAACACCATTTGTACGTGCAATGCCAGATATATATAAATTTGACGACAGCATAGATACCTATAGTGCTTACAAAATATACATTGCATCAAAACCCTGGGTTGCTAGTAATTATATCAAACTGCCTCAACGCAAACCAGAGTGGGTTTGATGGTCAGTTAGCCAACTGGACTTGACTCTTGCCATTTACGATTCCTAGTGCTATAATAACAAGGTACACAAAGAGGACACACGATGCCTAAACCTAGCGTAAGCACCGAGCAACTGGTTCAGACTTTGACCGATAGCTTTGGTAAAACAGTAAATGCTAAACAGGTGCAAACAGTTGCTGATCAACTTGGCATCACTTATATTACTGCGTCTAGAAAACTTGATCAGTTCAAGGAAGGTCGTGGTAAATGGAATCTTACCACTCAAGAAGTACGGCAACAACTTGAAACAATAATTTCATCATTTGTTCCATCATCTGATAGTAACTTTGTTCCTTTCGGTAACTTCAGTGACATCAAAAAAATTATTCGCAGTAAACAGTTCTATCCAATTTTTATTACTGGACTATCTGGAAATGGAAAAACTGTTGGTGTTGAACAAGCATGTGCTCAACTACAACGTGATTTGATTCGTGTAAACATTACGATTGAGACTGATGAAGATGACCTTATTGGCGGTTTCCGCCTTGTTGATGGTGCCACTGTTTGGCACAATGGTCCAGTTATTGAAGCCCTCGAACGAGGGGCGGTCTTGTTACTTGACGAGATTGACCTTGCCTCCAACAAAATCCTTTGTCTACAATCCGTGCTAGAAGGTAAAGGAGTCTTCTTGAAGAAGATCGGTCGTTATGTTCAACCTGCGCCTGGATTCACAGTAGTTGCCACTGCTAACACCAAAGGTAAAGGTTCTGACGATGGACGTTTCATCGGCACTAACGTGTTGAACGAAGCATTCCTTGAGAGGTTCCCAATCACACTTGAGCAGGACTATCCTACTGCTAATATCGAAACTAAAATTCTTACCAACTATGGTTGCGATACTGAGTTTGCTGATAATCTAGTGAAGTGGGCAGGCGTTATCCGCAAGACTTTCTTTGATGGTGGTGTTGATGAAGTTATTAGCACTCGTCGTCTTGTGCATATTGTTGAAGCGTACAATATCTTTGGTGATCGACTCAAAGCAATTCAAGTTTGCGTGAATCGATTTGATGAAGATACTAAGCAATCCTTTGTCGAACTCTACACCAAGGTTGATTCTGGTGAAGATCCCGATGATGACGAATCTCCAGAAGAGATGGTGCGGCGTCATGCTATGGAATCGATCTCTTGACATATCAAACTGAAATCTCTATAATAGAAGAACAACTCTATCTTTCATTATGAACTTGAAGTACAACGAAGACGTAATTCTTGACGAATTACGTCAATACATTATGAACACTTACACCCAACACTATTCTGTTGGCGATGATAAGATTCAAACTCTAGATTTGATTGAGGCATGTGGTGACGGCGAAGCTTTTTGCCGTAGTAATATCTTGAAGTATGCTTCACGATATGATAAAAAAGGTAGCGCCCGCATGGACATTATGAAAGTGCTACATTATGCAGTTCTTCTGCTAAACTTCAATGACAAAAATGCCACCCGTGACAATTACAACCAATGACAGTATTGACTACTACCACACATAAAATCCTCAAGAACTTTGCTTCGATCAATAACTCTATTGTGATCAAACCTGGAAGCACTATTGGCACATTGAGTGTGAATAAAAACATTCTTGCTGTTGCAGATGTAGAAGAAAAATTTGAAAAGCAAATTTCAATCTACGATCTTAGTCAGTTCCTGCATGGATTCTCATTCTTCAATGTTCCTGAGGTTGTGACTGATAATGAAAGTTATGTAACTGTAACTGAGCATGGAAACGATACAAAAAAAGTGCGTTTCTATTATGCAGATCCTGATATTATCGTACAACCCCCAGATAAAACGATTGTACTTCCTTCCGTAGACGTGTCTTTCACCATCTCTGAAAGTAATCTGACAGAGTTGCGTAGGGCAGCGTATGTATTTGGTCTTCCTGATATTTGTGTGTATGGTGATAAAAAAATGATCACTATCTGCACAACTGATAAGAAGAACGATACCTCACATACCTATACCTTTGAACTTGGACCTACAACTAAAGAGTTTTGCTACTGCCTCAAAGTTGAAAATCTTAGAATTCTAAATCAAGATTATAAGGTTAGCATCAGCAATTCGAATGTAGCATACTTTGATGGTGGCAATGTCCGTTATTGGATCGCTCTAGAACCATGAATAACTTTGAATTCTATGGATATGATTTCATACCAGGAATTCTAACTCCTAAAGATGCTGCAAATCTTCACCAAGATTTACAGCAACAAGAGTTCGATAAAGAACCACCAGAGTACGATCCTGGTAGAGGTCTAGTCAAGATGGTTTACAAACCAAAATGTGCTGAAGATATATTCGATCAAGTACATCATTTACTAGAAACGTACCTGAGTACTGCTCTATATCCTACCTACTGGTTTTGTACTCAATATTACAACAAGTCTTACATGGCAGCACATAAAGATCGTGGGGCATGTGAGGTATCCATAAGCATGAATATCTCACAAGATGGTTTACCATGGGACTTGTGTTTACGTGATAAAACTGGTAGAATTATTCGTCGCAAAACAAATCCTGGCGACGGGGTTCTATATGCTGGTACAGAAGTAACACATTGGAGAACTCCATATCAAGGGCGAATCTACACTCAACTATTCCTTCATTATGTCAAAAAAAATGGAAAATACTCAGACTTCAAATACGACGAGCTCAAGTCCTCCCCTAACTAGACCCATTGTACAGGGAGGTGTTCTTCAAACTAGTCGTGAATGTGGTACTTGTAAAGAATGTTGTGGAGGATGGTTGTGGGGCGAAGCGCATGGCATCCCATTCTTTCCCAATCACCCATGTCATTATCTAGATCCTAATCCTGGTCGCTGTGGTGGATGTACTATTTACGAAGATCGTCCTGCAATATGTAGAGATTTTCAGTGCCTTTGGCTTCAAGATTTACAAATGCCTGGATGGATGAAACCTGAATTCTCTAAAGTTATTATGTACCAACGTACATATGAAGATGTTGAAGGTGAGGTCCATGAACCTGGTTGGAGCATCACCTGGGTCTCTATGGTAGAATGTGGTGAAACTGTCGATCCTACAGTGTTGAATTGGGTTATTACCCAGGCACGAACACAAGAATTCAATTTGCATTACCAAGTAAAGAAGACTGATTACTATATGGGTAGTCCAGTATTCCAAGACTTTGCACGTACTTACGGTCTGCAAAGTAAAACGACTGTTGTTGTACATGAGGAAGAACATGCATGATTTTCTTTGGGTTGAAAAATATCGTCCACAGTCAGTTGAAGATTGTATCCTACCTGAAGAAATCAAATCTATCTTTACTGGATTCTTGAAGCAGGGAGAGATACCTAATCTTCTTCTAGCTGGAACTGCTGGTGTTGGTAAGACTACTATTGCTAAGGCACTTTGCCAAGAACTTGATGTAGACTACATGGTCATCAACGGATCTGATGAGGGTCGTTTTCTAGAAACTGTTAGGAATCAAGCAAAGGCATTCGCATCAACCGTCTCATTGACCTCTAGCAGTCGCCACAAGGTGCTTATCATCGATGAGGCAGATAACACTACTCATGATGTTCAACTCCTTCTGAGGGCATCTATCGAGGAGTTTCAGCGTAACTGTCGATTTATCTTTACCTGTAACTACAAAAACAAAATTATTGATCCTCTTCATTCTCGTACTACAGTCGTTGATTTCAATGTAACTGGAAAACAGAAGGTTGATATTGCACAGCAATTTTTACTACGCTGTTGTGACATCCTTTCGCTTGAGCATGTCGAGTATGAACGTAAGGTTGTCGCTGAACTTATTATGAAGTTCTTTCCAGACTTCAGGCGTGTGCTCAATGAGTTACAAAGATATTCATCTACAGGTAAAATTGATACTGGAATCATTGCAGTATGCGGAGATGAAAGTTATGCTGCCCTCACAGATGCTTTGAAAGGTAAAAACTTTACTCAGGTGAAGAAGTGGGTTGACCAAAATATTGATAACTCACCTACCTTGATTATGCGAGGTATTTACGAGCGACTATATACAATGCTTGATAAAAAAAGTATTGCTGCCGCAGTGCTAATTATTGCTGAGTATCAGTATAAGTCTGCATTTGTTGCTGACCAGGAAGTCAATCTTCTTGCGTTTCTTACTCAAATTATGTTAGAGTGTGAATTCTTATGAACCTAAAAACACCCCTCAGATATCCTGGAGGTAAATCTCGTGCTACCGTAAAACTAGCACAGTTCCTTCCAGATATGGAAAAGATTACTTACTATAGAGAACCATTCCTTGGAGGTGGATCTGTTGCACTTTACATGACACAGAGGTATCCACATCTACAAGTATGGGTAAACGATCTATATTTACCCCTATGTGTTTTTTGGACGGTCCTTCGTGATAATTCAAAGGATCTTCATCGTATTCTAAAGGAGTACAAAACTCTACATGATACTCCAGAATCTGCCAGAGAACTTTTCAATCAGATGAAAGTTGCTATAGATAATCCTAAGTTAGGTGAGTTGGATATAGCTGTAGCATTTTATGTAATCAACAAGTGTAGTTTTTCTGGACTTACTGAAAGTTCCTCATTCAGTGCTCAAGCATCTAATTCAAATTTTAGTATGCGTGGAATTGATAACATACCAGAATATTCTAAAATAATTCAAAACTGGAAGATTACAAATTATAGTTATACTCGGGTAATGGGTAATGGTCAAGACATTCTAATTTATCTGGACCCACCATATGAAATCAAAGACAAGTTGTATGGCAAGTCTGGCAACATGCACTCAGGATTCAATCATGACAAATTTGCAGGTATCTGCCAAGAACATGTAGAAGCAACTAAGATGCTGGTATCATATAACTCAAGTCAATTGATTCGGGAACGATTTGCTGGCAAATGGTCTCCCTATGAATATGACCACACATATACTATGAGATCTGTTGGAGACTACATGGCAGATCAAAAAAATCGTAAAGAACTTGCTCTTATAAATTATGACATCAGACCAGAACTACCAACTAAAGGATTATCTAAAAACAATAAATCAAACAAAACAAAATCTGATGCGTGAGGGAGATCCTCTTTGGCAAAAGAAGTATCCAGCATTTATTATCAACAAGTGTTTATCATTTCATATTGATACTGTCATGTATGCAAATGAAATGAACCAACATAATTCCATCGACAATCAACTGCAATATGATTTTTATATAAATATTGTGAGACCAAGGGCAAGATTTGCACCTTGGGGTAAGAAGGAAAAGGTGAGCGATCTAGATTTCGTCAAGCAATATTATGGTTATAACAACCAAAAAGCATTAGACGCCCTTCGCATTTTGACTTCTACCCAACTTGAGTTTATTCGGTCAAAATTGAATACGGGTGGTAAAAATGGATGATATTGAAATTTTTTGGGACAAGAATAAAATGGTCGAGGTCACCCTTGGTGAACCAGATGACTTTTTGAAAGTTCGTGAAACTCTGACACGTATTGGGGTCGCGTCTAGAAGGGAACATAAACTGTACCAATCTTGCCATATCCTTCATAAAAAAGGGCAGTATTATATCGTACACTTCAAAGAACTATTTGCACTTGATGGTAAAAAAGCAAATATTACTTTGAATGATATTCAACGTAGAAATAGAATTATTCAATTACTTTCTGATTGGGGATTGGTAACAATTGTTGATGCTACATCTATTGAAGATCTCGCACCCCTAAGTCAAATCAAAGTTATTGCACATAAAGATAAAGAAGAATGGAATCTAGAGTCTAAGTATAATATTGGTAAACGTAAAATTCCAACATCTGAGGTTCGATCCGATAAATAGATCGGACTTCATCATTACAACGATGGACAAGAAAAAGGAAAATGCTATGGGACAATTGATTCGTATATGTATTTTGAGTTGGTCTGCTGCTCTTCTCACCGCTAGCTATTCAGGTATGCTATCCAAAATGGATCCCACCTTTATTGCTACTGTGTTCACAGCATCTGCTGCTACGTTCGGTATCAATACCATGAAGAAAGGTGATGATGAAGAACCTAAAGCACCAGAGGCACGTAGAGAAGAATTTGTAGTTGCTCCTCCAGAACCACCATCACCAGAAATAACTCTTGAAGAAAGAGTTGAAGCTCTGGAAGAGGGACAAGTTCAACCAAGAACCTAAGAATTGTCGGTGTATACTAATCTAAAGTGTGGTTCCTACTACCACACTTTTTTTGTTAGCTCTTATAATTAGTAGTGGATGCCGTAAGGGTCCACAAAATACAAACTCGCTTACAAAGGAGCTAACAACATGACTAACCTAACAAGGTATACTACTGCGGATCTTCCTACATTGTTGGAGAAGATTACTCGCAACTCTATCGGAATGGATGAATATTTTGATAGATTGTTCAAAGTTCATGAATCAACTTCTAACTATCCTCCATACAATCTAGTACAAGTCAGTAACGTAGAATCGAGACTTGAGGTTGCTCTTGCAGGATTTAGAAAGAAAGAAGTCTTTGTCTATACACAAGATGGTAAACTTTTTGTGGAAGGACAAAAAGAGGATAAAGAAACGGATTCTAATTATCTTCACAAAGGTTTAGCACAAAGAAGTTTTACACGAACCTGGACACTCTCTGATGATACTGAAGTAAAATCGGTTGAGTTTGGGGATGGACTTTTGACCGTAGTGCTCGGTAGAGTTGTTCCAGAAACTCATAAACGAAAGGATTATCTTTGATAACCAAATCTTAGTTGACATAATCCCAAGGTTGTGTCATAATAAATACATTCAAGTGATGAGACCTCAATTACTCGTTGACTCACTGAAACGGAGTTTGTCGAAGCTCCTTCCATCCGCAGGTATTACTCTGCGAGAAACTTAGAGGTACAATTTTTATGTATAAATTCGCAATCGCAGCTGTTGCAGCTGCTCCTTTCCTTGCCACCGCTGCGTTCGCTGGCCCTTATGTAGAATCGAAGACCACTGCTGGTCTTTCTGATGGCACCTACAAAGGTGCTCAAACCGAACTTCGTGTTGGTTATGAAGAGAAAGTTTCCAAGGGC